TGAACGCTGGCTACACCCAGACGTGAGCATTCGAACTTGCCTCAGATCATGACTTTACCGAGTCAGTAAAGTCGGCTCCTCGGGCAAGTCCCGGCCTCAGCCCCCGACGTTGGTCGGGGGCTTTGTGCTGTCCACGCGCTTGCCGCCCTTCCTCAGGGCGGCCACGCCGCCGCATGCGAAGGCACCGGCGATGAGCAGCTCGATCCAGTCCCCGTGGTGATGGACGGCGCTCTGGAGCGCCGTGGCGCCCATGGCGAGCAGGAAGAGCCCGAGCAGGAAGAAGAAAGCAGTCTTCATGGGGGTGTTGTAGCAGCGGACGCCTGCGGGCGTCAGAGGTTCCGTTGATTCCGCTTTTAACTACCAGTGCTAGCTAAAAAGCGCTAGCTGGGCTTACCTTCCCGCGACGACGGACCGACCGGCCCCGTCCACGACAAGGCCGGTAGCGGAGCGCGAAGCCCTTCCCCGAGGGCGGAGCAGGCCGCGACAAGGACAACGGGAGTGCGCAGTGAGCGAGTACGGCTTCGATGGCTTCGAGTCCGACGACATGTCGGGGGCTGGTGAGCCTCAGTCCGGCGGTCAGCAGGGACCCAAGTGGTTCCGCGACTACATGGACAAGGTCTCGGGACAGCTCAGCGAGCTGAAGGCGGAGAACGACCGCCTGAAGCAGCAGCAGACGCGTAGCGAGCTGGAGAACACGCTCAAGGCGAAGGGGTACGCACCGCAGGCCGCAGGCCTGTTCTCGGGCGACCCCGCCAAGCTGGACGAGTGGCTGACCGCCAACGGCGATGCCCTGGCGAAGCTCCCCGCCGCACCCGGCGAGGAGAGCGGGCAGGCCCCCTCGGGGCCGCCTCCCACCACCGTTCCGGCTGACGGTCAGGAGCAGCTGCGCCGTATGCAGGAGCAGGGCACCTCCGGTGTCGCGGCTCCGCAGGGCTCGGACGCCGAACTGGCCGCGGCCCTGAAGGCCGCGAGCCCCGAGGCTTTCGCGCAGCTGATGCAGTCGAACGGATCGCAGTTCGACTGGAGCGGCTACACCGCCCCCTGACCTCTCCCCGTCCCTACGGCACCCCTGGAAGGGGTGAGAGGCCACCATGGCGAACGCCTACACAGACACTTCAGCCCTGTCCAACGCCGTACAGACGGCGTATGACAAGGTCTTCGAGTTCCAGCTCCGCTCCCAGCCGCTCTTCCGCGCGATGGCGGACAAGCGGCCCGCCAACACCACGGCGCCCGGCGGCTCCATCGTGTTGGAGCGCTACCAGGACATGGCGCAGGCCACCACGGCTCTCACGGAGAACGTGGACCCGGACTCGGTGGCCCTGGGCAACACCACCACGACCACGCTGACGCTCAACGAGTACGGCAACGCGATCCTGAGGACCCGGAAGCTGTACCTGTACAGCCTCACGGACGTGGACCCGGCGATCGCGAACATCATCGCCTACAACTGCGCTGACAGCGTGGACACCATCGTCCAGACGACCCTGCGCGGCGGCTCGAACCTGATCCAGCGCAAGGCCGGCACGGTGTCCTACGTGACCAACGCCAACTCCGGGACGCTGGCCACCACGATGGCCACCACGGACATCTACACGTCCGCCATGGCCCGCCTGGCGGTCGCCAAGCTGCGGACCAACAAGGCGGTGCCCCGCAAGGGTTCGCTGTACTGGTGCGCCATGCACCCGGAGGTCTCGCTCGACCTGCGGGCCGAGACCGGCGCCGCCGCCTGGCGCGACCCGCACAACTACAGCGCGGCCGGCAACATCTGGGCCGGCGAGATCGGCGCCTACGAGGGCGCCTACTACATCGAGTCCCCGCGCTGCTACAACGCCGTGGACGCCGGCACCGGCGACAACACCGTGCGCCGCTTCCGCACGTACTACGCGGGCCAGCAGGCCCTGGCGGAGGCCGTGGCGGACGAGTTCCACGTCGTGGCCGGTCCCATCGTGGACAAGCTGGCCCGTTTCCGGCCGCTGGGCTGGTACGGGGTGGCCGGGTGGGCCCTCTATCGCCAGGAGGCCCTGGTCCGGGCCGAATCGACGTCGAGCATCGACTTCTCCTGACGATGGCTACGTGGACGTTCCGGACCCCGTCTGTGGACGAGGGTCCGGCGTCCTGGGACAGCCCACTGTTCCTCCGGTACAAGCTCGCGCGCGGCATCACCATCCTGGAGGGCCCGCCCGGCACGTACCGGGCGGTGCGCTACCCGACCCAGGACGAGCAGGCCGCATCCGCCCCAGGGCTCTACATGGGCGGCCACGAGTACACCGTGGACGACGCCACCAAGGCCGCGCTGATCGCGGCCGGGGTGGGTGTCACGGAGTCCAACTTCACGCCCCCCGCTGGCACCTACGGCGCCGGGCCGTACGGCGCAGGGTTCTACGGAGGATAGATGGTCACCAAGCCCACAACCGGCCAGAGCCGGGACACATGGGGCACGACCCTCAACGCCGCTCTGGATGACCTGCAGTCGCAAGCCAACTCCAAGCTGCCGTTGGCGGGCGGTGTGCTCACCGGCGTTCTGCAAACCGGCGCCGTGCCCGGCATAGTGGACCCGGCGCTCCCCGCCGGCTACGGCGGTTCCGCCGTTTCCACAGGCCTGACGCTGGGCAGCACCTACCCCTCAGACGACGTGGTGGGCGGCACTGACGGTACGGGCCGCCTGAACCTGTACTCCTACCAGCGCAGCAACGTCAACAGCTTCGGTGAGGTCATCCGCGCTTTCGGCATGCGCAAGGACGCCAAGCAGATGATTGCCTGGTATGCGCCCGTCAGCGGCTACGACGCGACGACTCGCGATCCGGTAGCTGGCACCACCTGGAAGCCTGTGACGTGGATCGGCTCCCACTGGGAATCCAATGGGCATACCGGAAACCACAAGCACTGGGAGATCGAAATCCCAGACGTGAACGGCGCCTTGCAGGGCCGGTTCGAGATCCTCTACGGGCGGCAGTCCGATGAGACGATCGGACTGGACAAGACCAACATCATCACGAACCTTGCCGACTTCACCGTCCGCTGCCACGGCACCGACACCGCCGGTGCAGACATTCTCCAGGTGCTGCGCCTCAGCGCCGCTGCGAACTTCGAGAAGGGCTTGGAGTTCTGCAACGACACCGACGGAGTCGCCCGGCGCTGGAAGATCCGAACCAACTCGACCACCGAGTCCGGCAGCAATGCCGGTGCGGACTTCCAGATAGCCAACTACGACGACAGTGGCACGCTTCTGTCCAACGCGTTCAACATGGAACGCAGCACCGGCAACGTCGGCATCGGCGGCATGCCAGCCGCCCGGCTGCATGTGCGGAAGAACGGCACCTCCACGTCGGATCTGCTTCAGCTCACCGAAGCGGACGGCACCACTGTCCTTGCCAAGATCAGTTCGGCTGGGAACGTGACCACGCCGCAGCTGAACTTCTCCGGCACTAGTGCTCAGGTGCAGGTGAACGGCGTCACTGCGCTGCGCCTGGACTCGTCTCGCAACGTCGGTATCAACAACGCCCAGTCGTTCGGCAGCGGCCAGGGCGTTGTCGGCATCACCAATGCGACGGTGGCGCCCACGGGCAATCCGACAGGGGGAGGCGTCCTCTACGCCGAGGCCGGCGCACTGAAGTGGCGCGGCTCATCCGGCACCGTCACCACCATCGCTGCTGCCTAGGGAATCGCATGCACAGCAACCACACCCACGAAGGCGCGCAGTCGGCATCGGCTGCCGAGCAGCCCGATCCGCTGGCCGAAGCCCGCGCGCTTATTGCGAAGGACTCGCAAGAGCGCATGGAGCGCTGCGCCGAAGAGATCCATGCCGTGCTCGACAAGTACGGCATGCGGCTCGACGTTGCCCCCCCGCAGATCAGCATCATCCCCGCATAGGAGGCGGCCATGGCCGCGAAGAAGAGCATGCCGCCCGTGAAGGCGGCGAAGAAGGCCGCCGGCAAGAACGCGACCGCGCAGGCGAAGAGCCTGGGCAGCCCCACCGGGGCCACGGCTCGCGCCAAGAAGATGACGCAGCCCTCGGGCAAGGGCTCCACGACGACCGCCAAGAACGTCGGCAGCGGCAGCGGTTCCGCTGCCATGCCGCCCTGGGCGAAGGGCACGGCCAAGGTGGCCGCCTCGCAGGCCGCGAAGCGCAGCCCCCGGGCCGCGAAGAAGACGGGGGGCGGCTACTGATGGCCGGCCCGTACTGCCCCGAGGGCGACGGCGGCAACAGCACCGTCACCAACCAGGACGAAG